AGCCAAAAAGTCACTTGGGCAACCCACATACTTATTGTTGGCGGTAGTCGCACCTGTCACATTCTTACGAATGGATGGAAACTGCATGGAGTTGTAGATGCGCTGCTCAGCCTGCTGAACGAACACGGGAATATTAACTACGAAATCTGCTTCCGTGTTCTCCGTGTACGCCTGAATAGCAGCACTGAGGGCGGTGTAGTTCATGCCATTGGGCCTCTAGCCATCAAGCCTTTAGTTGCAGCACCTGTACCGCGAACTTTAATACCTGAAGTTTTAGTTTTATTCTGGCCGTTGTTGTAGTTACCAACACTCATCTTCATGGTGCTAAGGCTACTAATGCTGGAATCCTTGCCGGGGTTAGTCGACATTACCAGAGGCTTGCCATTCATTTTGTGCGGTGCAGCATAAGTAGCGGCATCGCCAACTTCTTTGCCCATTACTTTTTTGCTAAATTTAGCCATGTTATTTCCCCTGATTTGCGGCGCGGGACAAGTTACGTCCTAAACGCATGCGGTCATCGGTTGTAGGGCCACCAGCTTTAAGCTTTGTAGGCTTCTTGCCGGGGTGCATGTTTTTCTCGTGCTTACCGACAGCAGACTTAATCATCTTCTTGTCTTGAGCTAAATCTTTCTTGTCCATATTAGACTCCTATTTGTATCGTTACTGTACCAATTTGCGCACCTAATGCCAAGTAGTTTGGTGTTAATACACTATCAAAACTTCTTGCTCCACCAACAGGGTTCCACCCCCACTGAATATCCCGAGAACCACCTGTTGTAAACCCAGCCGCGTTTTGATCGGTGCTAGTTGAGTTTACTATCTGCAGACCGTTTGTACCAGCCGTATAGTAGGTTGTATCCCTACGCGGATTGCGTACTGCTTGCGGATCATCCACTGGGTACATACCCAACTGCAACTGCGGCTGATCTGGATCCCAGCACTCAGGGCACACAAGCAAGTCATAAATTTTGGTCTTCTTAATCTCTTTGCGCAGCTTTGTAAGTTTGAACTGGAAGCCACACCTATCGCACATGGCGATACTGTTCTTACCGGAAGCAAACCTATTGCCCATTACGATATATACATCTGACGTGGAACAAATCGCAGAGAGGCGTGTTCTTGATCTTCACCTGCGGCTAACTGCCAAGCTTCATCGTACTGAGCTTTGAGAACTTCTAAGCGCTGAGCGCCATTCTCTACCTTAAGTGCAAGATAGTAGGCGAGTCCAGCAACCAAGCAGGGCAAGAAACGGAAAGGTACATCCATAGTCCGAGTGCCATTGCCTGCGTCATCAATACGGCGCATACGCCAGTAAACGAATTGGTAGGTTTGTGATCCATCGGGAGTTGGCCAAACAGTGACGGATGGCAAGTTTTGTGAGTAGACAGAGACAGCGGTTGAGTGCGCCACTGCGGTTGTATTATTTTGGCCACGGAAACAGTTCATCAACTGATTACCATCAATGTACCCGTACTGCACTGTCTCGTTCTCAATCAGAACAAACCCATTTGTGGCCAGTCCAGCAGTAGAAGTTAGCGTAATCGTAGTGGCTGTGGTAGATATTCCACCATTTAATGTAGTCCCTATGGACGATGTTTGGCCATCTAAACGCTGGAACCACACTTGAATTGGGCGTGCTTGTTGTAGTTTGTTAGGGATTGTGGCGTACGTAGACACGCTAATACGAGTAATTGTTAAGTCAGACTGTGTAGAAACGTTGCCTTCACCTGTACGGATTACATGTTCTAGCAAGTCCACTGTGTCAGTTGGTAGTGCGTAAGTAGCCAAACCTTGGGTTAAGGTAAGCGTACCCTGCTCAAACGTCCACATGTTAATGCCACGGTTTGCCCAGTCAGCAAACAACAAATTCAATGAACGGCGGGCTGTACGTAAGTCGTAACCCGTGCGCAACTCCGAACCGGCGCGTTCAAACGCTTCCTCAACAATCTCATTGAGGTCAAGATTAAACGCTGCAACTCCAGAAGTGGTCATCTAAATCCCGCCGTTTTCTTTGCAATTGTTTTTGGTTGTGCTACGAACTGTTTCCCGGCCTTTTTGCCCTTACGTTTCGCCAACGTTGTTGCAGCATACTCAGCAGGGCTGAGGCTTTTGATCGCAGCGCTTGGAAGGTATCTTTCACCAGTGTCAGAAGATTTTTTACCACTTTTGGTTCTCCATTTTTGGTCGCCCCAATCCTTCAATGATTTTTGAGGCGCTTTCATTTTTCTGGGCCAAACCTTGTTGTCAACACAGAGAGCCACTCCCGGAGTTGCCCATCGTTCATTTCTAGCAGTTTACGCAAGTCTGACGATTTGAGCATCAGCGAGTCAACGCACAGCCCCATTGTGGGGCTAGAAATACGAATTTCACGGGTTTCTCCGTTTGATAAAACTGCTTTCATCTCAGTCCCTGTATCCACCGCCAGCCGCCTTGTACTTCTTGGCAACTAGCTGAGCTTTGCGGGCTGACCACTGACCTGCGCCGGTACCCTGCGTTGCTGCGGACTTTACTTGGGACACGATCCTCTTGCGAAGACTGGGTTTAGTGTAATTACCAGCAGCGTTAACTTTACCACCTTCAGCATACTGCGTGAAATCAGTGTCATCCCGACGAGCTTTACGCTTGCCTTTGGGCATTTTGCTGGGGGAGATGGCTCCCATTCCACGGCTGGCTATCATGATTACATCATCTTTCCACGGGTTTTACCCTTGGTGCAACAACCATCAGCACGGCTAGAGGCGGTCATACCACCTTTAGCTTTCTTGCTTACAGATGCACCGTCAATATCTTGAGGCACAGGCATACCTTCACGGAAGACTGTATCCCTAGGGGTGGGCTTCTTAGGCGTGGGCTTTTTAGCCGCAGGCTTTTTAGTAGGGGGCGCACCTTCGGGATCCATAGGCGGTTGCCCCATCTCAGCAGTGTAGACTGGATCGGCCATGGTTTAGCACATCTTCCCGCGAGTCTTACCTTTAGTGGCAATACCATCAGCACGGCTAGAAGCGGAGCCGCCATTCTTCATACCAAAAGCAGAGCGTAGACGTTGGCTAACTGAACGTGTATCTGTTGAGCCGCTACCGGATCTTGCGCTCTCACGGCTTGCCTTGGCTCGCTCTGCCAAAGACATTTTGGTCTTATCAACAGAAGCTGCTTTAGGTTCGGCTTTAGGGGCGGCTTTAGCAACAGGCTTAGGGGCAGCTTTAGGAGCAGCCTTGGGAGTAGCTTTTGCTGTTTCAGAAGTACCGGCATCACCAAACTCTTTAGCGTTGGGGTTTGACAACATACCCTCTGTGCTTTTGTTAGCCGCTTCTTCAGGATCCATTTCAACTTTACTACCATCTTCACCGTTATAACGTTTCATGTTTAACTCCTTGGATTAGCAGGCCTTGCCGCCCTTAGACATCATCTTACCTTTGGTCTTGCCTTTAACAGCAACGCCATCAGCGCGTTTGGAGGCGGAGCCGCCAGCGGCCATCTTTTTCATCGGCATTTCTGCTTTGCCGCCTGCTTTAGCTCCGGCTTTTTTCTTGGCTATCATTGCCATAAATCCGGGATTCATTTTGCTTGCCATAGTAGCACCGCCTTCTTTCATGATTGACATCTTGCCATGAAGTGTCTTAGGTTTGTTAACTTTTTGAAGATCGGGGCGGGACGTATCTGAACCCTTACCAAACTTCATCCCTTTGCTCGCGCCGCTAAATTCTTTAGCAACCGATACTGGTACGCCCGCAGCCTTTGCAAACTTCGGGTTATGTGCAGCCGCGTCCATGAACTGCTTTTGTTTTTCACTCTTCGCTGGCATCTTTTGCCTTTTCGCGTTTGGTCATTTCACGGACAGTGTCAGACTCCCAGATGCGAAGACCGAGGTAAATGATCGTAAACAAAGAAGCCAAAGGTGGGAGCCACGTAGCCATAACACCAACAGTTGTTAAAACTGCTGCGCCATCTGCAACTGCTTTAGCTGTGTCATGCTGGGTCATACCATCCGCCCTTTTGTCTTGCCTTTTGT